ATAAAAATAAATTATTATATATATATATATATATATAATGAGTGTTTTACAAGCATACGAAGCAGGATATTTCAATACGGGTGTAGTTGCTATTCCAAATTTACAAGCGGTTCTTGCATCAGGAAATGAAGCGGGAGACCAAGCAATAGGCGGTGTTTTATCACTTAATGGTACAGACCCTAGTGGGTTATCTATTGTTAATACACAAGGACTTAGTTTAGTTGGTTCAAGTTCTAACGGTACAGGTTATATTAATTACTCTACGCCATTAACTGCTGCTTATTTAAACTCTAGTGTTTTACCTACACTTTTAGAATTTCAAATTGGATACACTACTGTTGTTACATATCCAGAATTTTCTGTTTCTGGCGGTCCTACCGTTGCTGGTGCTTACACATTTCCAAATGCTGGCGTATTCCTTTGTGTGTTAAATTCTACAGTATTAGCAACTGGAAATTATAATACTGCTTATACTTTTGCTGGAATAGGAACTGTAACTACATATTGTCAGTCATCAGTTTCTGGTTATGCTACTGGAACTGATAACTGGTTTGGTTTAGGTTCTGGTTCATCTATTATTATAGTTCCAAATTCTAATGTTCAACCATATATTCCTACTATATTAACATCATACGCTCAAGGGTCAAACACAAACCCAGCAACATTTAATTTAAGTTTATCAATAACTCGTATAGCGTAATTAGTTATTTTAATTTAAAAATATATAATATAAATAAATAAAATCTATTTATATTATAATATGAGTTTTCAAAATTTAATTGATAAAATTTATTATGATGTTATTATAACAGATTTTAATAATGAATCAGTTTCACCGCAACCAATACATTATAACCAATCACGAAGTATTCCTTATTTATATGAACCAGATAAATATACTTTAAGCGTTGTAAGATGGACTATTTCGGATGCTTCAACAATACCAATATGGAGATGTTCAATTAAAGAGGGATCTACAAGTGCCGTTGATTCTATATTTTCAATAAGTATGAAATATAATAACCAAGTATTTCAGGCATATTTACAATATGAAAGTCAAAATACAACATTAAAAACACCTTTACCGCCTTCTCAAATATATAATGGATATCAAGATAATAGCACATTATTTTATGATGTTTATAATTATCAATATGTTATTTATCTTTTTAATAATTTATTAGAAACCGTTTTTAATGGTTTACAAACTTTAGTTTCACCTTTACCAACTTCAAATATACCTTTTTTTAGTTTTGATACTACAACAAATATTGTAATTTTTAATTGTGATTCTGCGGGATTTGGTAGTGAAAATTTAATTCAAGTTTTTTTTAATCCTGCAACTGCTAATTTATTTTATACTTTCCCATATTTATTAATTAATCAAAATTCAACAATGGGTTTAAATTATCAATTACAAATTAATGTTTTTTCTAATGCAAATTTAATTGTTTTACCTTTAATACCTAGTAATATTGTTCCTTATAATGCGTTTCAAATATTTCAAGAATATACAACTGTTTCAAGTTGGTCACCTGTTTTATCAATTTGTATATGTTCTAATACTATACCAGTTGCCCCTAATCAAATATCATCTTTATTAACTATTGGAAGAAATCAAGTAAACCCAAGTGGAAATAATGCCCAATCAAACCAAGTTATAACAGATTATTCATCAGATACTGGACTTTATAGAGGTTATATTTATTATGTACCCAGTGCTGAATATAGACGTTTGACTTTGATGTCTAGTTCTTCAAGTTTAACTAATTTAGATTTAAGTTTTTTTTTTAGGGATAGATTAGGAATTTTAAATCCTTTATTATTGCCATCTGGAGCAAGTGCGACCGTTAAATTGCTTTTTGAATTAATATAAAATAATAAAATAATAATGTCTAAAAAAATTAATATTATAAAAATATAAACTAATTATATATATATATAATGTCAGATTTTAGAGGTGTTCTAGTAGAAGATAGTAGATTAAAAATTAAAGAAACAATTGATTTCGCCGTTATGTCTGGTGCTTCACAATCAACTTATCAGCCATTTAATGCAATTAGTATTTCAAATTCAAATATAAATTTTCAAATAAATGTTCCATCTGAAAATATTTGTATAGATAGATGTATTTTATTAGATTCTGATTTTACTTTCACCGTTGATTTTGATAATGTACCCGCTGGTAAACGTGCGTTTAATTGGGGATGGTCAGAAAGTTACGCACCTTTTCCGATGCAACAGACATTTACGAATATTAGTTGTACCGTTAACAACTGCACCACGTCGGTTAACTGCCAAGATGTTCTTGCGATGGTATTACGTCTAAATGATAGTAGGATTTTATCTTCCTATAATTCTGGCGCTCCTGCTCTCCCTGATGATTCCTACGGTGTTTATGCTAATGGTGTAGGGGCAACTAATAACACACTAGCGGGTTTCCAAAGTGCTGGATTTGATAGTGATTTCGTAGGTCGTGGTGCTCTTCCATTAGTTTCTATTGTTTTACATATTGTTAACGGTAATATATTAGATACCTCTGTTATTGCTATTGGTATAGGAAATGATATTCCAGGTACTCAAACAGCGGTAATTTCAGAAACTTGGACTGTCACATTTTTATCACATTTTACAGAAGCGTTTCAATGTCTTTCACCTTGGTCTTCACATTATGATTCAGATGAAAGCGGTTTAATAGGAATAAATAATATTAATTTTAATATTTCGGTTGCTTCACCTTCTGGAATTATTAATAGATTTTTTAGAACTGGTAATGATACTGTAGATCTTTTAGGGGTTAATGGTGATGGTTTATATCCTTCTTATATAACTAATGTTTCCCCTGGTTCACTTAACAATCCTTTAATGTTTACTAATACAAGAATGTTATTTAATTTTCTATCTTTTGAACCTTCCCAAGCGTCTAAATTAAAATCTAGTAAATGTGTAATTCCGTATATGGATGTACCTAGATATTTATCAACCGCTTCAGGAAATCCAACTATTCAACCTAGAACCACTAAAACTTTACAAAGTCAAAGTGTAAATTTAAATAGTGTTAATGATAGAATATTAGTAGCGGTAAGAATTCCAATGAGTCAACAAAATATTGCAATGTCTGACTCGTTCTTAACTATTGAAAATGTTTCAATTTCCTATAATAACACATCGGGCATTCTTGCAAGTGCTACACCTATTCAGTTATTTCAATTATCAAAACATAACGGAAGCGCTCAAAATTTTGTAGAATTTGGGGGTGAAGCGTCGGCAATGGTTGCTAATGGTTCGTCTGGTACTGTTAATATTCCTACAATTGGGTCTATTCTTATTTTAAATCCAGCAATGAATTTTAATTTAGATCCTTCTTTATCTAGTTCTAGTTTAGGTCAATTCCAATTGCAAATGTCAATTCAAGTGTATAACCAGTTTGAATTTCCTATAAATCCAGAAATTATTTTAGTTATGTTGAACTCAGGAGTGTATATCTCAAGAAATGGAGTATCCGAAATTCAAACGGGATTATTAACTCGTGATGTCGTACTTTCAGTTAAAAAAGAAGAACCAGCGGGAACAATTACATCAGGCGCACTTAGACGAGAAGTAGGGGGACGTATGCACAATATGGGAAGCGTTGGTAGTCATCCTATAGTTAATCATATGAGAAAACATTTTAAACATCACGCCCCACATCATACTTCACATGTAAAAGAAAGTATGGCAGGCGGTTATACAAGTGGGGGTAAAATGAGTCGTCATCGTATGTAAATTAAATAAATATAAAAGAAAATATATAATAATAATATTCTAATATTATTATATATAAACAAATGTATAATAGTAAATTGTATTATAAACAAGATGAAGATTTAAAAAAAATGAATAAAGTTTTTGGAGTTCCTACAATGCAACCCAGTATGATAATGGGCGGTAAAATGCAACCAAGTAATTCTACTGGAATGGTTCTAGAATATAAACCAGTTTTACCAAATTTGAATTTTGAACCTACTAGTTTATATGTTGGTAGTGCTAATAATTTAGACAGACGAGAATTAAGTAATAAATATATGGGAAGAAATAGACCAAGGGATAATGTAAGAGGTCAACCATTAGAAGGGGGAAACATGAGATATTCAAAACCATTACAAAGAAAATTAAAAGAATATAAATATATTTAATCTTATTTATATATATATATATAATGGCACACTATCAAAATAATTTTATTAAAGCACAAAAAAATATTTTTGAAACTAGTTTAAAAAATTCTAGAACGCAAGAACCAGATAAAACTTTAAAATTAAATAAGGATAGTTTAGAAACTCATTCAATAAAATTAAATGAATATGTTTATACATTTGTTAATTATTTAATTGATTTAATTTATTTAATTGAATATTGCGGGGGTTTAATTGATGCTATTTTAATTTTTCCAATAGAACTAAAAAAAAAAAAAGAACAAAAAAAACCTTATTTACAATCAAATTATTATTCAGATGAACCTGATGAAGAATCGGGTGAAGAAATAGTAGAATCAGGAGAATCAGAGGATGGACTAAGTAATTCAATATATGATACAGAAGAAGAAAGAGAAGAAGAAACAAATGATAGTTTATCATCATTAACTGAATCTAAAGATGATACAAGTTTAAATTTTTATAAATCAGAAGGAGATAATTTATTTAGAAATTTAAATAAATTAAATATTTTATTTTCAAAATCTATATATTATTTTAAAAATCATTTATTAAAAAAATGTGATAAAGTCGCGGTTTCTGATTCTTTATTAATGAAAGAATATATAAATAAAATAAATAATATTATAAAACAACATATATATGATAAAGATTTAAATTTATTAATTAAAGAATTACAACATGAATACCCAGTAAAATCACAAATAGACCAATTTGAAAAATTTGAAAATGATTTGATATTTAATTTTAATAATTATTTAAAATATAGTAATTTATATTCAATACCATTATTAAATAAAAGTGGTAGTGAATATAGAGGAATTATTGAAGGTGGGTTTTTATATAGTATGAAAGAAGGTGGATTATTAAGTTCTTTTCGGTTAAGTCCTGAAAAAAGATTTTTTTAAAATAATCTAATATTAATTATATGGATTTTATAGAGAGAGATATAAATGATTTTAATAATAAGTTATTAAATAAATTTAATTTAATGAGTATAAACGGTTATACGCGGGTTATTGGTTCTTCTAATTTAAAAAAAATAAGATATAATTCAGATTATGATTTATCAACAAATTTAGAAGGAGATGAAGATTTAACTAATTTAATTTTAAAAAGATTTCAAAAGATTTTTATTTTAGGTAAAAAAGATAAAAACATGTTTATAACTGATTTTAAATGTGGAGAAGATAATAAAGGTGAACCTATTAGATGGGAATATAAAGACATGATGAATAGTTATAAAGTTATTGATGGTAAAAAATATTTATTTACTAATTGTTTACTACAAAAATCAACAATAAAAATAGATATTATATTTTTAATAAATAACAAATTTGTAGAAACATCAGACAATTATTATTTTAAATTTGGTAAAAAAACTAATTTTGAAGAAATAACAAAAGAATCAATAAAAGAAAGTATTGAAAATGAATATAAAGAACTAATAAAGGAAAAAAGATTTTATAAAGCACTAAAAAGAGAATTTAGTTTATTATTTCTTGAAAAACGAGATTTAAAAAGATTAAATACACTTGTAGATTATTTTAATTCTGATATAGGTATTTTAAATCAAGTTAGTTCAGATTTATCAATATTAATTTTATTATTAACAGGACAAAATTTTAGAAATCCAAAATTAAAAGATATTAAAAATAATATTCAAATAATTAAACAGAACGCGTCATATGCTTCAGAATTTGAATTAAGTAAATTATTAAATAAAGCATCCAAATCATCAAAAGAGGATTTAATAATAATATTAAATAAAATTATTAATAAATTAAATAAATATATTAATGAAGACGCATTTAAAAATTGGTTTTAAACTAATATAATATAATTTAAAAAAATCTAATTATATTATATTATATGAATTATACTTTAAATTTAGAAAATTGTGGTGATTCAATCGCAGTTATCAAAACAAAGAAGACCACTAAATTCCCTACTGTTTCTATTGGTGAATGTTTCAATAAAGGAGATGAAGAATTAAAATTAAAAGATAAAGATGATTATTTCCAACCTATCACACGTGGTAATCGTCTTTGTAGTTTTATTACTGGTGCATCTGGAAGTGGTAAAAGTTTTTATATACTTAATTATGCTAATGAATATAAAAAAATGTATCCAAAAAGAGATATTATTTTATTTTCTGGATTAGATAAAGACGCGGGAGCAGTGGACCAAATAAAAGGATTAATTAGAATTAAAATTGATGATGAGTTTTTAAATGAAGATTTAAAAATAGAAGATTTTTTAAATGGTCAATTAGGTTGTTTATTGATATTTGATGATATTGACGGCATATCTGATAAAAAAGTAAAAAGTAAAATTTGGGATTATTTAAATTTATATTTAACGACTGGAAGACATCACAATGTTGAAATTTTGGTATCGATGCATTTACCAACAAATAGAAGTGAAACACGTCTTATATTAAATGAATGTGGTAATATTGTTTTTTTCCCAATGACGGTAGGTAATAAAATAAATTATTTATTAAAGGAATATTTAGGGTTAACAACTTTACAAATTAAAAAAATAATGAAAACAGAATCAAGAAGTATATGTATTTGTAAAACTTACCCTAAAACCGTAATAACTGAAAAAGAATGTTTTATTTTAAGACCTGATAAATAGAATAAGATGATTAAATAATATATAATAATATATTATTTAATATAAGTTTCTTTAGTTTTTTATTTATTTAAACTGTTTTTCTTATAATCTTATATGGACGATAATATAGTTAAAATGATGTTTGAAAGATTAGGAAGAAATGAAGAAGATAAGTTAAATCAATTAGAACAATTTAGTAATATAGATATAGTCAGACGAAACGCAAAACGGTTAAATTTAAATAAAGTTTACCCTTCAACCAGAAAAGATAAAAAATATATGATAAGAGACCCACAATCTAATAAATTTATTCATTTTGGTTTTTTACCATATTTTGATTATACGAAACATTTAGATATGCTTAGAAGAGATAACTTCAAAAAAAGAAACAAGAAATGGAAAGATGCAGAAATATACACACCAGCATTTCTTAGTTATTATTTACTTTGGTAAAATCAGAAGAGATAATTAAATAATATATAATAATATATTATTTAATAGAAAATAATAGGTTTATTCTTATTCATAATACAATTAAATTTAACAATATAATATAATTCTTTTGTTAATAATTCTTTCTTTCCATTATTACAAAAAAAAGATTCAATAATTTCCATCTCAAAAGCATCCCATCCACCATTTAAATTAATTATTTTATATAAATGTGATGGTCTTTTAAAGTTTATTTGTTCTTTACATTTTAATTTATGTTCTCGTTGTCTTCTTTTAAAATCTATAGTAGAACCAATATAAATTAATTCTTTTTTTTCTTTATGCTGAATTTTATAAATTATGGAGTCATTCATTAAATATATATATCAATATATCTTTATATAGAAAATATTTATTTAATGTTTATTATTTTTATAAGGCAGATTTTACAAAATAAGGCAGATTTTGCCCAATCCTATTAGAGATATCCTATAATCAATAAAAGGTTTGAGACTTCAATAGGATTGGGCAAAATCTGCCTTATTTTGTAAAATCTGCCTTATAAAATTATAAATATTGAATAATTAATTTCTAATAATTATTTAATATAAATCTATAAATCTAAATCTGATTTTTTCCCTAATATTTCATCTTCTTCTTTTAATTTATAACCTATAATATAATCTTTATTCATTTGAATATTTTTAAAATAACTTTTTCTTTCTCTAATGTTTTTTTCAAGAAATGGTGATAATTTAAATTTAGTAATAAATTTTTTATCTGTTAAATCTCGTTTATCCTTCTTATTCATATTATCGTAAAATTTACTATTTTTAAATAAATCACAAATATCACTTAAAAAAATAAAAGAATTATCTGATTTAATATAATATTCAGTAAACCAACTATATAAATCATCGCTAATACTTAAATAATCTTTAACCGCTTCTTTACATTCTAATGGAACTAAACCAAATTTAAATTCATTATCCTTAAATTTTTTAAAATATTCAAATAATATTAAAATTAAACTCTGTTTATATTTATGTTTAAATTCATCTGTTTTATAAAATGAATTACCTCTAAATATATTTTTACTTTTAATTTCTTCATCTGAATATCCTTCATATGTTGAATCATCAACAAAACGAGATATAAATGGTATTACTTGAGTTCTTCGTATCACTGCATCATTTACAGAATCCATTTTTGGTAATTCATTACATTCTAAAAATAATGTATTATATAATATTGTTTTACAATCATTACTAAATAAAGGTCTACAATTTATTTCACAATCTCCAGTTAATTCTTTCATGACAGATGTACATATTCTTTGGTTTTCATCGGGTTCTTGACTTACACAAAACCGTTTTTTATGCATATTAGCAACTGCGGGGTTGCCTCCTTCTTTAATAGGATTTAATAAAACAGTTGAGGGTATTCTATAACCATAATTACCTACTGCGCACATCATTAATGAATTAATTAATCCTTTACCATTTCCACCTGAACCATTAGCAATAAATAATTTCTCAATTTGTTGACCATATAAACCTGTAGATAATGCCATTAAATAATAATCTTTAATATCATTTTTAGGAAAAATACTATTAATAATATCATCTAATTCTCGTCTATTATTTTTAGAAATTGAAATATCCCATTCCCAACCCGTTGTAATACTAATATACTGATTATAACAACCTTCAATAAATGTATTATTATTTAAATCATATATTTTATTTTCAAATGCTAATAAAAATGGGTCAGTATCAAATTCTATATAATTATTTGATAATTTTTTAATAATATCTTCAACAAAATCTTTTCTTTTCTTAACTGTTCTTAAACTACTATTAATATTATTTAAAAATATTGTTTGACTTTGTAAAACATTAGTTAAAATTTTTAAATTTATAACATCATCTTCTTTTAATAAACTAATATTTCTATTTGTTTCAGATAATAATTTAATAATATAATCTAATAATGAACGATAAAAAACAGTATCTACGAAATTATGAAGATTACTATATTTTTTATCTGTATCTATTTTCCAATAAACCCCATTATAAATATAGATGTTATCACATCTAAATATAAATTTATTTGAGTAAAGTATTCTAAAATAATTAGCGATTAAACCAGTTGTGAATATTGGCGTATATAAATCAAATTTTAAATTTTTATCTAAAATACTTAAGTAGTCTTGGTCCATTTTTTTATTTGAAAAATTAATATCAATTTTAAACTCATTTTTTATTAATTGTTTTAACTCATCTAATAATTTAATTTTATAAAGTTTCTTTGAAATCATTAAACCATCAGCACAAAGAACACAATCATTATTTTTAATATAATTATTTTCTTTACAATATTTAAAAATTTCTTCTAAAATCATACATTCTTTTTCTTGTAAATAAAATGAACATACAGAACCACCTAAATTATATTCTTTTTTATTTTGTTTTTCTTTCCTTTCTTTAACTGCCTCAACTAATAATTTATTTTTACTAATAATGAAATTTTGAATTTTTTTGACTTCTTCAATAAATAATAATATTTTTTTAGGAATTTTAATATTTTCATCAATTTTCCAATCTTTAACCCAACTAGAAACACCACCACCAAATAGAATTCTTATAAATAAATTCTTGGGTATATCTTTCATTAAAAATTTGTCATCATTAATTAATTTTTTTATTTTAAAATCTTTTCTAACTAATTCAAACCAATCATCCCTATTATTAATATAATCAGTAAGTAAAGGACAATTATAATTATTATTTATTAATATTTGCTCTAACATTTTAGGATGGCAATTATCAATATCAATATCTTCAAAATTATTTTTAGATAATGTATGTCTTATTTCTCGTCTAATACTAAATAACCCTAAGGCATTATCTGGATTACATCGTCCAAATTTAAAATCTTTTATTTTATTATATTTTACGATTGCTTTACCATTAACAATTAATTCTCTATATTTTTCTAATTGAATTTTTTCTGAAGTATATATTTTTTTACATATAGGATTATTAAAAGTTTCTTTTATTAAAGTAGAATTAATTAATTTATCTAAAATAGATAGGTCAATAGGTTCATTTAAAATAATTCCATCTAAGATAGTTTCTCGGGGTTCAATTGTAAGGTCTAGAAAATTCATATATTAATATATACTAGAAATTAATTTTTAAATATTAATTTTAAATATTTCTTAAGTATTTAATTTAAAGAAAAATACTTAAGAAATAATTTCTAATATATAATAATAATGGATTCTGAAAAAATTGAAACTAATAATAATATATTAAAAAAAAGAGGACCTAAACCAAAAATATTAAGTGAAATAGAATTAGAACAAAAAATTATTAAAACAAAACAAAAACGGGCGTTATATTCATTAAATTATTATAGAAAAAGAGTTGATAATGATGAAAATAAAGAATATTCAAAAATATTAAATGAAAGAAGTAAAAAAAATAGTAATATAAGAAAAGGATATGGTGATAAACCGCGAGCAGTTGGACGCCCCCGTATACAAATATAAATTTAAATTTACATTAAATAATATATAATAATATATTATTTAATATTCTCTTATTTTACAAATTAATTTTTTTTAAATCTTCAATTGGTATATAGTAATACATTTTATTTTGTTGATATAATGTAAATCTTTTTTGTTCATATTTACTAAATTGTTCTTCATCATATTCAATATAATATAAACCATCACTAAAATTAAATAATAATATAATATCTTTAATACATTTATCTACAGGTATCATTGATGTGGGGTAATCATTATAATTACAATCTCTACTTTTTAATTCAAATGTATTTTTAATTCCTTTATAATCAAATTTTTCATATCGTTTGATAGATTGTATAATTGTTTCATCTTTAAAGAATTCTTTAATTATTGGTAATACTTGAATCTCTTTTTCTTTCCCGTAGTTATACCTTTTTTCATAAGAACATTTAATACTCATATTAATATAGTTTAGATTTTAATTTAAAATAATCTAAACTAATTTTTTAAAACTTTAATTTGAAAAAAACTAGATTAAATTTTTTCTAAAATATAATAATGAGTAAAATGTTAAAATTACAAAAAGAAAAAAGAGAATTAGGGCGTTTTTTATCTAATAATGATTTTAAAAAATATTTAAATGAAGATGTGAATAATAAAATATTAACATATGCAGATTTAAAAGAATATAATAATATTTTACATGTATTACCAAATGAAAAAGATTATAGAATTGTTTTAATTCAAGAAAAACCCAATAGCGGTCATTGGTGTTGTTTAATTAGAAATCATAATAATATAATGTGGTTTGATTCTTACGGAATATCTCCTGATGGTGAATTAAAATTTATCAATAAAGACATGAATATATTATTAGGACAAAATGAACATCAAATACACCGTTTAATGAAAACCGCCCCTTCTGATTTTACAAAAGAATATAACCATTTTGATTTTCAAAGTTTTGATGAAGATATCGCCACATGTGGGCGTTGGGTAATGTGGGCAATTCTAATGAATAATTTAAATTATTCGTTAGATGAAATGAAAGAATTTATAGAAAGATGGACTTATGAACTAGACAAAGACAGTGATATTTTAATTATTGAATGGATTTGTTAAAAAAAAGTACTTTTGATTTTTGACCCCAAATCAATACCTTTATTAACCGCATCTTCAGAAAACCCCATCCATTTACGCGCTTTCTTCATACGGTGGATTTTACCACCTTTATTTAATAAACTTTGTAAAAGTTTTATTACATCATCTACACTTTCTTCTCCTAAACTTGGTAATTCAGAATTTAAAATATCTTTAATTTCTTTAATAACTCTATAAGATTCTTCAACTGTTGGTGCTGATTGGGGGGCGTCATCGAATTCTTGGGGTGCTGAAGCGTACGCAGTCATTTCTAAACCTTTTCTTGGTTGTGCGTGTTTCTTTTTATCTTTTGCAAGTAATTTAATCATTTCATTTTTAGTATATGGACTATATTTTCCATCTACTTTTTTAGTTAATTTCATTCCTCGCTCTTTTAACATGTGTTTTAATTCTTTATTAGTTAAATGTGATATATCAGATGACCTAACCGCACCCCCTTTAATTGTTTTAATATGTTTTCTTAAATGTGGATGAGAAGATGATAAAGAATGTATTTTAATATTTTTATATTCTTCTTTCGCTTTTGCGTCTTTCATTGCTTGTTTTAATGTCATATTATGTTTTTTTGCATAATGAATTAAAAATTGATTATAAACAGATCCGCCCATTAAATTAGCAAGTCTTGGATGTTTACTTTTTAAATAAGGCATTACATGTGGTTTTGCCATTTCTGCCATATGCATAAAATCCATTTTACCACCTTTTTTATAAGTTGCTTTTGTTTTAGGGTTCATCATTGCTTCTTTATAAGAACAACCTAATTTGTGTGCCATCATTTTAACGTGTTCAATCCAGTTTGACATTTAATATATATAATATACATATATTAAATTAAATATAAATTTTTTTTTATAATTTATATTTAATTTTTCTAATAACTTATTCTAATTCTGAATTTAGAAATTTTTCTGACATTCTTTTTAATTCATTATTTTCTACAAAATTCATTGATATTAACCGTATAGTTTCTATATCATCTTTTAATTCTATAAACTTATTTTTTTTAATTTTATTTAAAATATATCTTATTGACTGATTAAATTTTAATTTATCATTATCATTAAAACCATTAAAATAATTATAATTTTTAATTTCTTTTAATTTATCTTTTTTAACTGCTTTATTCTTTATTTTTGGTGGTGGTAGATTTTGTTTTTTATAATTTCTTGTTAATTTCATATATTCTTGTTCTTCACTTGGTCTTAATATTGTACTTACTTTAAAATTTAATTGATTACATTTTCTTGTTCTAATTGATGGTTTATTAATATATTCATTAAAAATTGATTTATATTGATTATAAAAATTTTCAACTTGTTCTAAACTTCCACCTTTAATTTTTTTTCTTATTCCTTTACCAAATAATTTATTAGTTCTTCCTATAATGCTAGGTGAGTGTTCTTTTAAATATGTCATTGGATTATACCAAGCCCCCTTACTTTTTATTACTGTATCATTTTTACCTGTTTTACTTAGGGCGCTTACTAAATCTTTATCTGATTTGACAACTTCTAATCCTTCAGAATGTTTACCAAAAATTGCGGGGTTTAAAGTTACATTATCTTTTCCTGTTAATCCTTTTCTTGTTAAATTTTCAGCAATATTACCAGATTGAGAATGTGAAACTAAACCTAAATTATCTTTACCATATTTATTCAAT